CAAACAGAGCGTCAATTTGACGAGGAGAATAAATAAATGTCCGCACTATCAGTAGAACCGCCATATCCAGCGTTTGCAGATGCTGATGGACAGCCGCTTGAGGATGGTTACATCTGGATTGGCACAGCTAATCTGAACCCAATAACCAACCCGATTGTTGCGTATTTTAATTCTGCGCTAACGATTGCCGCTGTCCAGCCCATCCGCACCAGTGGGGGTTATCCTGTTTACCAAGGCACACCTACACGCATTTACGCATCAGGCGATTACTCTATCCAAGTGCAGAACAAGAACGGCACGGTGGTTTACACGTCGCTGTCAGATAACTTTGATGGCTTTTTGGCAACTAATGCAACAGGAGATGGTTCGCAAACTGTGTTTTCAGTCTCGTCATTACCAGCACAGATTTTTATCAATGGTGTGTATCAGAACCAAAATACTTACACATTAACAGTTGGAAATGTTACGTTTTCACAAGCTCCACCATACAATTCAATTATTGAATTTCTTTTTTAAGGAAGTGACAAATGTTAAAATCAATTTCAACGGCTGGCAGTGGTGGCAGTTTTGTAACTCTAGCAGACGCTCAAACCATAACAGGTACAAAGACATTCTCTGGCACATCATCTACTCAAGCCATTGTCCTAAATGATGCGGCAGAGGTAGTTACAGTATCAGCAACTGCGGCTACAGGCACGATTGCTTACGACATTACAACTCAGTCTGTTCTGTACTACACAACTAACGCAAGTGCTAACTGGACAGTTAACTTCAGAGGCTCTAGCGGTACATCGCTAGACACTTTGATGACTACTGGTCAATCAATGACTGTGGCTTTCTTGGTTACTCAAGGTGCTACTGCTTACTACAACTCTGCTGTTCAAGTTGATGGCACTACAGTAGGTGTGACTACTGTGTGGTTAGGTGGTGCGCCTACTGCGGGCAATGCAAGTGGTATTGATAGCTATCGTTATTTGATTATCAAGACAGGCAGCGCAACCTTTACAGTCTTGGCAAGCAACACACAATTTAAGGCTTAAACCATGCCATTACAAGCAACAAGTGGTGCGGCTAGTTACGATGCCTTTGGTGGTGGTGCTGCTGCTGTTATTCCATATATTGAGGATGTGTTTAGCACATTCCTTTACACAGGCACAGGTGCTACACAGACCATTACAAACGGCATTGACTTGTCTGGCAAGGGTGGACTTACATGGATTAAAAGTAGGTCTGCCGCTACTGACCATGCGCTATATGACACAGCACGAGGTGCAACTTTTGATTTGGTATCAAACAGTACAGCGGCACAAACTACACGTGCTACTGGTTTAACTTCATTTAATTCTACTGGTTTTTCTATTGGGACTTTATCAAAAATAAACACCAGTGCAGCTACCTACACTTCATGGTCGTTTAGAGAACAAGCAAAGTTTTTTGATGTTGTGACTTATACGGGTACTGGTTCTAACACAACTATTGCTCATAATCTTGGTTCAGTACCTGGGTGGATTATTGTCAAGCGCACAGACACAACCGCTGATTGGGCGGTTTACCACAGAAGTTTAGCCAATACACAATATTTGCTTCTTAACACCACAGCCGCTGCCGCCACAGGTGCAACTTATTGGAATAGCACAACTCCCACATCCTCAGTATTTAGCGTAGGCACTAATGCAAGTGTTAACGCATCTGGTGGCACATATGTGGCTTACGTCTTTGCCCATGACGCAGGAAGCTTTGGCCTAACTGGTACAGATAATGTGATTTCGTGTGGGTCTTATACAGGGAATGGTTCTGCTACTGGGCCAACTGTGACGCTTGGGTATGAACCGCAGTGGCTTTTAATTAAAAGAACAAATCTTAGTGCGGCTTGGTCACTTGCTGACAATATGCGTGGACTGCCTGTTGGTGGAGACCCTGCCATTCTTAATCCATATAATTCAGACGCTGAAACAACTTCAGCAACAGCATTTTCACCTAATGCTACTGGGTTTCAACTTACAAGTACAAGTTCAAATTTTAACGCAAGCGGCTCAACTTACATCTACATAGCCATTCGCAGAGGCCCGATGAAAGTGCCTACTGTGGGGACTAGTGTGTTTGGTGCTGAAACTTGGGCTGGCACTGGTACTTCTCCTCGTACATTTACAAGCGCAAATTGGACATTTCCCGCAGACTTAGTAACTGTTAAGTCTACAGATAGTGCAACTTGGTCAAATACTTGGGGAACTCGTTTAACTGGTGGTAGTACTGTAGTCACTAATACTACTAATGCAGAACTTACATCGGCCACAAGTGTTGCAGGATATGTTTCTAGTTTCAACCAAACTGGGTATACAGCTACTGCTGGAACAAGTAGTAACTCCAATTATAACAACGCAAGCGCAAGCTACGTTAGCTACAACTTAAGGAGAGCGCCATCCTTTATGGATATTGTTTGCTATACAGGTACGGGAAGCAATACAACACAAACGCATAACTTGGCGGCAGTCCCAGAGTTAATAATTGTAAAAGGGCGTTCTGGGGCAACAGCATGGCAAGTATATGCAAGCGCATTGGCAAACACAGAGTATGTTGTTTTGAATACTACAGCCGCTAAAGCAACAGGTGCTACACGCTGGAACAGTACAACGCCCACGGCTTCTGTTTTTAGCATTGGAACTGCAACAGAGGTTAATACTTCTGCCGCAACTTATATTGCTTATCTTTTTGCCACTTGTGCAGGTGTTTCCAAAGTAGGCTCATACACAGGAAATGGGTCAACGCAAACCATCAACTGCGGTTTTGGTGCGGGTGGTGCTAGGTTTGTGCTTATCAAACGCACTGATGCAACTGGTGATTGGTATTACTATGATTCTGTTCGTGGTATGACTGTATTAACAGACCCATATTTGCGTTTTAACGTCACAAATGCAGAAACTGCAACGCTTGGCTCTGTTACAACTGTAGCAACAGGCTTTGCTGTTGATTCAGCTATCTTAGCTGCTATTAACGTAAACACTGGCACATACATCTTTTTGGCTATCGCATAAGGAATCATCATGCAAATCAGAATTAAAGAATCAGGCGCAGTCATGTACGAAGCAGAATTTCGTGCATATCAACAAGCCAATGGTGGCCCATCATGGGAAACAACAACAACTGAAGTCTTAGAGGCTTTGGGTGCTGATGTAGTCTTTGAAGGCGCACAAGCTACTGGCGGTCACCGCTACCAATACTCTCAAGCAGATGGCGTAGAACAGCTTGATGGCAAGTGGTACACAAAGTATGTGCTTGGCCCTGTCTTTGTAGATACTACTGCTGAGGGTGTAACAACCACAGCCGCAGAGCATGAGGCCGCATACAAAGCAACCAAAGACGCTGAACAGGCCAAGTCTGTGCGTCAAAGCCGTGATGACAAACTCAAAGAAACAGATTGGGTTGTCATTAAGAACTTGGAATCAAATGCAAACATACCTGGTGTTTGGGAAGTTTATCGCCAAGCATTAAGAGATATACCTACGCAGGGTGGTTTCCCTTGGACAATCGTTTGGCCTACGCAACCAGCGGAGTAAGACATGGCACTTACAAAAGTTTCTTATTCGATGATCACTGGTGCGCCATTGAATGTGCTTGACTATGGCGCAGACCCTACGGGTGTGGCAGATAGCCAGCCAGCAATCCAAGCCGCCATCAACTCTGGTGCGGTAGAGATCATTATTCCATCTGGAACGTATCGCATTAACTCACCTTTGGTCATCAATAAAAACGATGCTGTTAAAAAGATTAGCGGTTTTGATATGTCAACAACTCTTAAGTTGTACACATCAACAACAGCGTCTATTTTTGACATTCAATATATTGCACCACAGCCTGAGACAAAACAGTTTTTTGCTATTGAGAATCTGATTCTTACTTCTAACGGCACAAAAGCAGATGCGTTTTTAACCTATGGCATTCTCTCTACTGGTACGTCTTATGCTTACTTTAACAACATTCGAGCTACTAACTTCAGTGGTTCTGGTTGTGAAATAAAGGGCTGCGTCTATATTGGTCTTGACAACTACACTGCGGGTGAATGTAACTATGGCCTAAGTTTTGAACTGAACTTGGGAACTGCTTGCACCGCGGTTGTGGTTGATCGGGCATACATCTCTGGATGCTTACGTGGCATCACACAGACCAACGCAAACAACATGACGTACATTAACTGCGTCATTGAGTACAGTGGCAGTAGCACAACAGTCGATGGTGCGTTCCATCTTGCTGGCGGTATGGCAGAGATCATCACGCCTTACTTT